TAAAGTAATCCTCGTCTTCCATCCATGTGATAACGCCATCGTTGGTCTCCCCATCGAATGTCATTACAATATCAGTACCTGCTGTTCCTACTCCAAACGTAGGTTGAAGAAAAGCAGATGCTACCTGATTAAATTCATTATTTAAATCAGAAGCCTCAATAACTCCTCCGTCAACAATTCCTGATGAACTTTGTCTTGTATAAGTTGCCATCTTATGCCCTTCCTCCCGGTGTAAATTCTAATTGAAATCCTTTTAATGAAAAAGGAATGTTATTGCTCGTGTCTGTAATCTTAACAGCTACAGCAAACCCCGAGCCTTCTACTGTCTGTCTTGTTATGGGTAAGTCACCTTGTCCAAACGCTGCTGTTCCAAATAAACCTACCCCAAATATAGCACCACTTCCTGATGTAGATAGAGAGAATACATTTGGTTGTGGTGTGTTAACGTCAGCGTAGTTATATATAACAAACAAACTAGCACTAACTGCACCTTCTGGTTTCCAGTTTAAGTTTACTCTCTGCATTGTTTTTCTAATGCCCGGATCTCCCATTGTTATATCTGGAGAACGGTAGGTAGCATCTATGTTCGCTGTAGTTGCACCCCTAGTAAAAACATTACCAGAATCCTGTTTGTAGACGTACCCATCGTACCCTCCGCTGATAGTAGTCTCCACGTTGCTAATCAATTCAGAATCACAAGATGCCACTTTCATACCTTTAATATCTGAATACTCATAGCCCATTTGATTTGTATTCGGGTTGGTTTTAATCACAGCAATCAGCCCTTTTTGACTTGATTCTAACCCACCTGTTTTTGGGTAGAACAATCTATACTGTGATTTATTTCTAATTATCGTTGCTGTCACGTTGTCGTAACCTATTTCATTAATCCTATCTTGCACCTGTTTAGAAACAGTACCTAGTTCCACGTCACCAATTCTGGCTGTACCAGCAATTGTACGAATACCATCAGCTGCTAGGAAAATAATATCACCACCTATTTCCTGTATGGAATGATGTGCAAGTGTACCAACATTCTTCGCCACCTCGGCAAGTGCAAAGTCAGAAGAACTCTTCCCTGCAAGTTTATATATACTAGATTCCCCAAAGATAAATAACTCATCACGGAAAACTTTCATACCTGTAACTTCCACACCGATACTAAAAGAACCTGCACCAGAACCTGATGTGAAGTTATCTTCTTGGAATGGTACGCTAAATATTATCTCAGCCTTGCTGTCGCTCATGCCTGCGTAGAACATGTGGTTAGCAAATGATTTTACAAACTTAGGATTAGTAGGAGCTGTCCCACCACCTGTAGCATTTATTATATCTTCTGTATAGCTAGTATTAAGTGTAAAAGCACCTGCAGATCCTGTTGCTATTATTATCTTATCTCCTGAACCATAGTTAAACTTATCAAAATCGTAAGTGTATGCAGTTCCTTTACCAGTAGCTCTACTAGTCCAACTACCACTTGTAGTTCCTGTATAGACAGTGCCACCTCTTCCTGCTATTACTAAATCATTAAATATAGCAGAGATCATAATTCTTTCTGATGCAGATGATACCTGTGGTACTATATTAGAATTGAACAATGTCGTACCATTTAATCTCCTATACCCACCTGTTATGTCCGGCTCGAAGTTTACAAGTTGCAAAGCCTCTCCGGGATGCATAGCAAACACATCTTTGTTCAGAGTTAAGCCTCCTCCTAAACTAGCCTTGAATGGTGATATGATGGAAGTATCAGGCATTTACATGTATCCTCGTATCTGTCATATATGCTTTAGTGTTTATATATTCTGATCTCATCAACTGCAGTTGGTACTGATATTCAGCAAGAGCCATCTGTGCAGCTTGAGCATCTGATCTTAGTATGTGTGCGTAGTATTTAGCTCTGGTTATTATTACATCTTTAAACCTATCGTCTAAATCCATCGTGTCACCGTGGGCAGATAAGTCTGTGTGTACTTTCCAATATTCATACTGGATGCTGTAATCACTCTTATCAGGCACAGGAGACAATCCAAACTGTTTATCCTGTGTAGGGTATACATGTGTAGGCTTCCCTTGAGAGGATTCGTTGTTTGTCAGATCTCTTGTTAAGAACCTTTTGTTCCAATCATCGTAGGTCATATACGTCAATCTAGATACAGGAATGTTTTCTGATACTCTAACATAGTCCACATCTAAATTAGTAGAGTCATCGTTGTCTAATGTTATAAAAGTAGTAGAAGCAGATGCTGTAAACACAGAGCTTAGAACTTCTCCTTCACCAAAGTTTGTTACAGTTATTGTTTCACTCAGGTTAGTTGTATCTGCAGCTGAAGTACCTACTTGTACTTTCAAACTTGATCCTCCTGAAGAGGAGTCAAACACTCTAACTTGTATCCTATATTCTTTATTCTTTACAGTAGATACAGATTGGTTTGCTGCTGCAGCATTCAGTCTTAATCTACCATTGCCTCCTGAGTTGTAAGCAGGAGTACCAGATGATGTTGACCAGCTAGTAATTGCAGATGTAAACTCACCGTTAGTAATTAATTCTTTAGGAACTATGTTGAAAGAGTCATAGTCTATTTTTCTATACGCAGCATCGCCACTTGACGGATAGTCTGTACTAGGCAGAGGATAAGTACGTTGTCCTGCATATGTAATTTGTTCTGTTGATTTGTAAAGATCAGGTATCTCTGATATAGAGTTATACACCTCGTGCATAGCTTTTAATATAAACTTCTTAACGGCTGTTTGTATACCCCTACTAGTAGAAAACGTAGTAGAAGTAAGTTCAGCTTCGTTCATTTCGTTCAGCACATTATTAACTAATGTTAAGTAGGTAGTTGCCATTAATTTATCCCCATTGTTTTCTTGCTACGCCTTGTGCAGTTTTAGATAGTTCTCCGTAGTGATACAATCTTACACTGCTTTTATTATGTGTCTTGCCTGAGTGTAGTTGACCGTTTGGCATCTTATGCATGCCACCCTTGTGAACCTTACCCTGTTTAGTATAATGATTTACGCCTTTCATCTAACAATTCCACTTTCGTAATGATTTATTAATTCTTGAATTAGGATCATTCTTCTTCTTAGACCCTGTTAATTTCTTCTTCATGCCTTTCATACGAGCACAAAAACTAGTTCTTCTTTTAGCCGACTTAGAATTTTTCTTTAATTTAGAAGGTTTTGTAGTCACAGCTGTCTTTAACTTAGATCCGGGGTTTGCCTTTCTGTAAGACTTCACACCTTTTTTGTTCAGTCCCCCCGCTGGGTTCTTCCCTTCTTTTCTTTGCCATGCTGGTGTTTTAGGCATAGTCTAAGTAGACTTCTTTTTTTTCTTCTTAGGAAAACCGGCCTGCATATTTGCGTATGCTTTAGGGCTGATAGTCGATTTCTTTTTACTTCTAGATATTCCCTTTTTCTTTCGTGCATTTATGTTTGCGTATAGTCCTCTTTTTGCCATGTTAATTATCCAGTTTTTTTAAGATTAAGTTTAGTGTTTGTTCAATTGTCTTCATACGGTTTTCCAGATCTTTTACTTTATCTTCTGCAACCGTTTTAGGTCTTCGTATTTTTTGTGTAGATGTTAAATTTATTGTCGACATGTTTTTCCTTTGTTTAAATTGAGGGAGAAGAATAACCCCTCCCTCAAAATTACTTAGTTTTAACTTACAGTATCGTGTTGTGCATCAGTATTGTTGTCGTCTTCGTCAACACCTGAAACGTCACACATTACAGCCCATACTCTAATCTTACCAGCGGATGAATCTGCACCACCAATAAGTATGTCTAGAGTATCTGCAGTTGCTGCTATATGTCTAGCAGTTGCAGTCAATGTACCATAACCTGTTGCGTTAGTGTCACCGTCAACATATATATCAACGTCTCCACCTGTAATACCTAAGTCCATAGTAGCAGAACTAGAAAGTGCAGTTATCACTTCTATTCCAGCTTCCATAACTAAAGTCTCTGCAGGTATGTCTATTACTTGTAAGACATCTCCATTATCAGGCCCAGTATCGCTTCTAATTGCTGATAAGTCGATAGTATTCTCAACTAAGTAAGGTGTCCTCCCATTAGAAGGATGACCTGTTGTGCCACCGGCACCAGTTACATTAATTGTACCCATTTTTTATATCCTTTCTAATTAAGTGTTCAAGTCAACTACGCCAGTGAATACAGCTTTGTATCCATCACCGGAGCCTCTAAGAACTTTTCTGCCGAAGACATGTAAACCTCTTACGATGTCAGAAAAACTATCTGGATCTCTTATTACTTCTGTCTTAGCAATATGAGATGCAGTAGCTGTTGAAGACATATGTCCAAACAACACATCAGCTTCACCAGATGTTGATGAAGGGCCGAATGTATTTGCTCCTGCTGAACCTGTTGATCCAACGACCATAACATTAGTTTGATACAAGTCGAAACCGTGTATCTTTCTATCTGTTACTTTACCGTTGAACAGAGCAGATGGGCCTCCTGTTACAGATTGATCCATAATTTTTGAATCTGCTTGTCTTAGTATTTCAAAAAATTGTGGAGATGCAACCATCCATCTATTCTCAGCAGGAACATCATTGTCGTCTAATACTCTAGCTGCTGTACTAATGTAGTTTGCTATTTCGTTACCTGTATTACCAGATATAGCAGTACCTGCAACACCTAATGTTCCGTCTATAGTAGCGGCTCCATCATTCATTGCATTTAGTACGTTAAAGTCATAAGACTTCTTCAAAGCATACGCTCCTGAAGATGTTGCAAGTGCTTCAAAGTTTACGTGTGACTGTCTCTCTTCGATATCGTCCACTTTAAACGCAAAGTAGTTGCCTTGGTCAACAGTCAGTGTAATCTGATCGTCTGCAAGAGTCTGTGTATTCACAGTTTGTCCTCGTGCATAAGATGCAACAGTAACTGTTGGTTCTTTTAGTATATTTACAGTATCGCCAAAATTCTCGATTTCCCCAGTGTAGTCGGTGTTAGTAATTGCTTCTACAACCGATGCTCTACGGAAATATTTAAGAACCTTTTGACTGTAAATAGCTGGTGCCCAATTTCCAGAAGGTAAATTCTGATAACCGGCTGCTTTTCCCATTGTCGCCATTTTTTAGTTTCCTTTATATTTATTCATTAATAACACGACCAGACTTCATAGCCTGATCAATTTCCGTTTCATACTTCTCAAACTCCCAAGGTCTAAGTTTCTGAATTTCAGACATCTTCCATACCTTTCCGTTTTTGCCAGTTGTGTTAATCTGCTTTGCAGTAGATTTGCTCACAGCTCTGGCAGCATCGTTAGATTTGTTAGAGGTCTGTTTCCTAGTTATACCAACGTCTGCTTTATATAAATCAACAGTCCTACTCGCCCAATTAGGATCGGTATTATTTTTCGTAATACCTTCAGAAATGCTTTTGGGCTGTTGCTCAAGCCAGTCTAAAAACTCTTGAGAAGTCTTTAGCTCATTAAAATCAGGATGGTCATTTAAAAGCTGTTTGTAAGCTGATTGAACTTTTAGTTTCTTTTCTTTATCAGTTAATCTGCCTATTTCAGCTTGGAGATCTTCCACTTGTTGAGAAGCCATCTTGTGAGAGATAGTTTCTACAACTTGGTATACGTCTGGATACTGATCCTTAAATTGTTCTAATTCTCTAGCAGTCTTTGGTGGAGCGTACTTAGGAGGTTGCTCTATAGTGCTCTTTTGAGCTTCTAAAGTTTCCTTTTCTTGCTTCCATTCAGATAGCTTCTGATCGTAGTACTTTTTAAGGTCATCGTATCTTTTCTTATACCTAACTTCAGTTTCAGGGTCTCCTTGAACCCCATCCGACTCTTGTTGAGCAGGCTTGGAAGAATCCATAAAACTTTCTACTTCAGGAGTGGCTTCCATCGTGGCCTCGATGTTAGTGTCCTCAGTTTCTTCAGTTGCGTCATCTTCAGTTAGTACTCTATCTTTTCCCTTGTACATATCTACACGAGGGTCACTATCGAGTACCGTTGCTTTATTATGTGCGTTAGTCTTTCTTTGTTTTGCCATTGTCTTATTCTCCTTTATCAGTGCCTCTTAATTGAGGGTGGCTGTTTATGGTTGTAGAAATCCAGTGCCGGGGCAAACGGGTGGCTGGATGGTTTTTTATAACAATAAGTTTGCTTTGGTATCATTAAATATTACCAGTCGCTAGTTTATTGTATAAAATTTTTAAAACGCTTTCTGCGTAATTTTTATTTGCTTCTATATTTTTTTTCTTTTTAGCTTTATCTTCTACAGTTTCATCTGCACCATGATAGCTTATTAATAAGTTACCTAAAGAACTAGATTTATCTCTTCTAAATTTTTGTCTTACAACAGTGTTAAATAATTCACGGTAATTCTCTTTAATATTATCTCCAAATATTTTAGGAGGTATTCCTTTAGAGGTCTCACCTTTTTCTGTTGTTTGATTACTAGGTATAAAATAACCTTGCTCTACGTATTCTCCAAATTGTTCTTTAGTTATACCTAATGTTTCTAACCACTTTCCGTCTCTAGCATTTGTTGTATTAGCTGCTGCTTTTGCATT